GTGGCACCCACCAAAGTATGTGGACGAGCTGATTGAGTATTCCAAGTGGTGGGAAGATTAGAATCAGTAGAAACCAAAACCTCTCGTTCCCGGCTACCACGACGATAAACAGTTATACCCTTACAGCCCAATTCCCATGCATGTTCATAAGCCATACCAATATCATATTGAGTAGCTTCATGCGGCAAATTAATAGTCTTAGAAATACCTGAGTCAACATATTGTTGAAACATTGCTTGCATCTTAACATGCCATTCATGATGGACAGAATCACTAGCAATAAAAATTTTCCTAGCTGAGTAATCCATCATGGAATCAACTCTATGGCCTTTATCTAAATGATTAGCAATATCTTCCTTGGACACACCAAGATAATTCTTTAAATCATCATTTATATAGAATAATTCCATGCCTTCCAGAGCTGCCGACATGTTGTGCTTCTTATAGGCTAAATCGAAAAGAGGCTCAATACCACTAGAACAATTAGCTATCATACTGATGGTTCCAGTGGGAGCAATAGATAATCTCCAAGCATTACGCATGAAGTTCCAATCTCCGCCATTGGCTTGATTAAGTGTAGATTGATCGAAAGCAGGAAAACTTCCCTTAATCTCAGCTAACGTTGAAGATGCATTATCCGCAACATTCTTAAGAGTTTCACCAATTGATTTGGCCAAATCCAATGCTTCCTCACTATCATAAGGAATAGATAATCGAACCAATAAATCAGCAAATCCCATAAGTCCTAACCCAACTTTACGAGTTGACTCATTCATCTGTTGGGTAAAAGACGTAGGATGTTTATTAGCATCAACTACATTATCAAGGAACTGGATGCACGTAGGCACTACCTCAATAAAACGATCAAAATCAAAACTACCATTGGAAATAAAATTACCTACATTGATACTTCCAAGATTACATGACTCCCCTGAAAGCAAAGGTTGTTCACCACATGGATTAGTAGCATTGATACGACCAATAGCTGGAGTGGTGTTATCCTCATTGATTCGATCTAGCCAAACCATTCCAGGCTCACCATTGGTCCAAGCACCGTGAATTATTTCATTAAAGATTTCTCTGGCCTTAACATATCGACCATCATCTTGTGCCTCATCATACACATGACGATCAAGAGGCCATGTTAGATGAATCAACTTATCTCGTTGAACAGCTTCCATGAAAGTAGAATCAGCACCAACAGAGATATTGAAATTAGTAATTTCTCCCTCGGTATTCTTACAATGAATAAATTCTTCAATATCAGGATGATAAACTTCCATAATAGCCATGTGCGCACCATCTCGACGACCACCTTGAGTAATCATGGTTCCAACTTGAGAAAGAACCCTCAGAACGTTTATAGGACCACAAGCTTTACCTTGAGTAGTAGATATGGGGTGACCTTTAGGCCGTAATCCTGATAAAGAAAATCCTACCCCACCACCAAACTTTTCAATCATGGCTTGGTCTTTAGCAACATCCATTATGCTAGACATATTGTCCTCTATGTCCATCACATAACAGGCACTTAACGTACCAGCACCGATTCCAGCATTCATAATGGTGGGACTATTGGGTATGAAGTCCAAAGACCACATCAAGTCAAAAAAACGTTTCTCCCATTCTTCAACTTCTGTGGTTGTGGCCCCATACTTAAATTCCACTTCAGCCATAACACGAGACACACGTCGAAACAGTGTTTCAGGTGTTTCACAATTATCCTCGTTATCTTTTTGTAGATAACGCTTCTCTAAAATTTTCAAAGCATTATCCGTAAACGAATGCAATAGTACTCCCACAACAATCTCCTAAAATTTAAAATAAAAACGACTCCTACCTCGAATAAATTAGAGCCGTTTTAAAAAGGTGCCTTTAGTTCAACAACCTATGTTGGCGGGCTTAGTCGCAATTCTCCCCATTTAGCAATCATAAGAGCATCAACAGAATCTTGAGAAAGTTTATTTACCGATTCACCAAAAATTTTAACTGCCATCACTTTAACTTTGTCCTTATCAGAACTTCCATCCCCGACGACATCTTTTTTCCAAGTCTTTACATTAACCGTAAATACATCAATTCCATGTTCCGTACAAACAGTACGACACATAGCCAAAATATGAACCAACTTAATTAATGTCTGACGATTCTGAACTAGAGGAATGTCCTCAATGCATATGAGGTCATCTGTGGTTACAAAATCCCGTATCCACGGTGACAGTAACCAATAAAGTTCTTTGAATCGAGTTTCCCAAGATCTAGCTTTTGAAGTCAATTCTACCACTTCAAAACCTTCTCTGGAAAGACATGCAATGGCTATTTTTGAAGTGCTTAGATCAAAACCAAAAATGTTCATAAACGCATTCGTTCATGTCCTCGTCTAGTAATTACCCTACTCAAAGTTTCAAATTGAGATTCATATAAACTCAATCGTCCCTTAAGTAGTTTCGACTCAGCATTTAAATCGATAATACGAATTTTCAAATTTTGCAATTCTTCATCTTCTAATATTGCTTGACCTTTCAAGGAATCCTTTAGTAACCGTTTAGAAGACTCAGCTTCCAATCCAGCTATTCTAGTAGATAGCATCAAATCAAAACCCTCAGACAAAATAAATAGTTGACTTTCCAATTTAGAAATTTGATATGCTATATAACCACGCCAAGATCCCAAGAATAGAAGCCAATCATCCATCTGTGCATCCGATAAATTATCTGAATTAGATGGAAATGTATAAGATGTACCTCCATTAGGTCTCTGTGGTATAGGATATTTAGAATCTAATTCTTGAAGTTCAACAGCTTTAGATATAAAAGTTGATACTTTAACCATAATTAATCACATTCCTTTGATAAAATGATCTCGTTCACAAGTAGCTTTATAATTACACCAACGATGATCCCAATCAGGTTGATAAGGAACATACTCTTCATTCTTCAAATATTCTTGAACTAATTTAAATTTATCAAGAGTAGCATTAATGATTGAATCATTCTGTTCCGTTTCACAAATAATGTATTTTTGGTTATTTTTATTAATATAAAAAATCATCCCCTCAGTGATGCCCGTCATCATAGAATACAAATTCCATTGAATCAAATGATCATTCTTGGGAAGAGACTCTGCATATTTAGAGTTCTTGGGTTCAGCCATAGATTTAAGTTCTAACAAGAATTGCTTATCATCAGATGGTCTTCGGATAACAGCATCATAAAAGCCACGTATAGGTGGATCATCATGTGTAACCTCTTCTTCTGACGAAACTAATAGCCCAATATCCATTAGCCTTTTTTCAATAAAATCATGGTACACCGTACCAATACTCATACGACGTAAATTCTGGTCTGCAATAGGATCTTGAGTATACCCCATCATATGGTAATATAAAGCTCTTGGGCATAAATGTGCTTGAGACGGACTAAAATGAGTACGTTTATATGATTCTCGTTGTAACGTTTTTTCATGATTATCTAAACTAGCTTCCAGCCAATGTTTTCCTCTATCACGTAATATTTCATTAAGTCTAGGCATCGATTCTCCCTTGAGCGAAGTTTAAAATATTATCTATAAACATAGATTTAAATTTTCTCACTATCTCTGTATTTTTAAATCTCCAAATTTCCAAGTTATATTCTGACAACAGACGTTCATCACGTATAATATCTTGCTTACGAAAATGATGAGGACCATCTAACTCAATACCTAAATGAAGGTCAGGTATATAAACATCTACAACATAAGGAGGAAAATCTTCTTCTAAAGTAGTGCCAAACCCCGCCTCTTTAATCCACACAGCTACTAAAAACTGTTGAGGAGTATCCTTTTTTCTTGGATCAGACTTCACCGTATACGTCTCATGGTTGGATTGTCATTATCCCAAGAATTAGTAGGCATTGTGGGCCTACCAGCTCTATCCGTCACTTTATCTGAACTAAGCAATTGTTCAGCCAACTGTCCAGGATTACCATCGTTAGCCAAGTTCAACAAGGTACTATCGTTTTCGGGCAACTCTTCAGCACCCATAACATTTCTACGGTCTATATCGTCCACCATAGAAGATTCCATACTCTTACGTCGGCCACGCTTTTTCTTAGGTGGCTTCTTCAAACCTTCACTGATTTCAGCAGTCATTTCTGCATAAATTGTCCGAGTATCATCTCGAAGACGATTAGAAAATTTCTCAGCCATTTCAGCAGCTAATTCTTCATCAATATGATAGATACCCTCTAACATACTTCCAAATGACGTTAAGATACTTCGTAAATCTTCAGCTAAGTTTCCAATAGAATTGGTGGTCATCGTACACTCCTTAAATCCTCTGATATCTTATCGAATAGTTCTTCATTATCTTTCATAATCTGAAGGAACTTCTCTCTTCCCAATCCTTTTGTAATTTCACCCGTTGTAGAATCCACATAACTATATTGAGGGCCACTACGTGTAACTATACCCAAATCTGAAGCCATCATAAAAGCTTCATAAATCGGATCTGGTAAGCCCGTATAATAAAATGGCACAGATGAAGTTAACAAGGGAGTATAGGTTTTATTCTTTTCAGCTTTCATTTCTATAAAAAACCCTTGGGGAGACTTATGATCACCAATAGTCTCACCTTTACGTACCCTAACCATTATACGGCTAAAAAATTCTTGTCCTTTGCCACCTGGTAGGGCATCCCGTGTAATATAACCACCAATACCTGCTCGTATCTGATTGATAAGAATAATAGCAGACTTAGTATTAACTTGTGGTAATTTACGAAACAGTTGATTCATTAAACGAGCCTGTAGCCCAATAGATTGATGCTCCATACCCTCTTTTGCTTCAGCAGTAGGCAATAAAGCTGCAATACTATCCAATACAATCAAATCTATACCTTGGTCACATAAAGCCAATAAAACATCTAAAGCATTCTCACCAGTTTGAGGACGAGATACTATAAGATTTTCAGTATCTATTCCAATATTAGCAGACCATATGGGATCATAACTAAATTCAGCATCAATAAAAGCACAAGTATGTCCAGTTTTTTGAGCATTAGCAATCATTCGTTGGCTAATATAAGTCTTGCCAGAACTTTGCAATCCAAATAATTCCGTTACAGCCATTCTAGGAAGACCACCACCAAGCATTTCATCTAATGCTGGTATACCTGTTTCAATACGTAACGTATCTAAAGAATCATCATTACCCACCGTGATATTAGTCTTCAATTGTTTATTAATAATATTAATTACAGATTGAACTTCATTCATGTATTAAATCTCCCCATGATTCTTTAGATCGCTTCATCTCAACGGTAACTGGCATACTAAAAGAAAAATCTTCCATAATCTCTTTGATAGCTGGAACTGAAGACTCATCAATTTCATCAAACAATATCTGATCATGGACAGTATTACGAATACGCCCACCAATACTTTTTACATACTGAGCAGTTTTAACCAGACTAATTTTAATAATATCGCCAGCAGTACCCTGTATCAAATAGTTTGGAGCCTTAAACGAATCTTCAGCTAATACAGGAATCTTACGGCCATGTATGGTTTTTACATATCCATCACGTTCAGCATTTCGTTTAATTCGTTCAACCCAACCCTTCATAATAGGATAAGAGTCCCATAATTGATTCAAAAATATCCTAGCCTGAGTTTGAGTTATATTACATTGACGAGCCAAACCTTTAGAACCACCACCATAAATAGCTCCAAAATTTAATCGCTTACCAATTTGACGTTGATCTTTATCAATTTGATCTGGAGTAATATTGAATATCAATGAGGCCGTATACGCATGTAGATCCGTACCATCATGAAAACTTTGAATCAGGTTGTGTTGCTGTGAAGCATGCGCCATCATACGCATCTCAACCTGAGAGTAGTCAAAATCAAAGAATTCTCTATCAGGTATAAACATGCGACGTACTTTCTCGTCAGCTGGAATATTTTGAAGGTTAGGATCACTACCAGAAAATCGTCCTGTTATAGTACCCATAGCATTCCATCGTGGATGCAATCGACTATTACGTGCTGAATTTTGGTATGGCTGAACATAGGTAGTATCTACCTTTTC